AACCACCCCAGTACCGACAGGGCATATACTCCAGTTGGGTACGGAATAAGAAAGATAAACAAGGAGATAAAATGAAACTTTATGACATTGTTGCAGCAGACGGTGAATTTGTAGAGTCCTTGACACAAAGAGAAATCATGAATAAATTCGGACTTACAAAATGCAGATTCCGTACATTCTTGGATAACAGCTATCTGATTGACGGCAAATATTGGATAGATGACTCCGCTGAAGATATGCAGGTGACTAGAAACGGATGCCGGAAGATGTTAAAACAGTTTGATGCTTTAACAGAAAACATAAGGAGGGCTGTTGGATGGGAAAGTTAAAAATCAAGCAGAAAAAGAAAGCATTCATTCCGTATACGAATCAGCAGGCTCATATGTTTGCGCAGTCTATCCAGAACTGCCAGAAAGAATTAAAAGAGATGGAGATGAAAGCCTTTGATGATGGGTTCGAGGATGGAAAGAACTGGTCTGACGTGCTGAATTTTGTGATTTTGTTCTATGTAATGCACGAATTGCATGGATGGGGATGGAAACGCTACATGAAGTCCGTAAAAAGAATTAATAACTACATCAATGATATTAATTCTGGGAAAACATCATTGTCTGAAATGGTTGATGATTTGGAAAAGAAGCATCACATTCAGATTTGTGATGATTATAAGGAGCTGATTGAGAGATATGGAGCGTAAAGCTGCGCCGGTGATTTATTTACAGAATAACGGGCAGGTACTTACATGGGGAAAGTGAGGATGACAAGAGGATGGTAATAGGAAAATTAAATCCGATAAATAAAGATGATTTAAAAGTCGGAGACGTGGTTGGAGTTGCAAGAGAAGTACGGTGCGGATGGGGAACAAATTTTAGACACGTCATGGTGTATCCGGCAAAGATTGTACGCATAACTCCTAAACGAACCAAAATTGAAACCGACATTGGAGAATGCGATAAACATGAAGTGTTATACAAATACGATTCCGAAGCCATAAAAGAAAGCGAAATGGCAAAGAAATTTAAGGAAATCAAAGATGGTGTATATGCCATTGAAGATTTTAAGTCGAGCCGTGGACTGAGAGTAATTAAAGACGAAGATTTAGATGCACTGTCAGAGCACATTAATGCAATTGTAGAAGTTTTGAAAAGATATGGAAAGTGAGGACACAATGACAGAACAGGAAAAGAAGGAACTTTTAGATGAACTAGAAAAACGTATGGATGAGAAATACAAAGGTTGTCCGGGATATAATACGTTGAGCCTAATGCTGAGAGGAAGTGAAGTAAATGAGTAAATCAGTATTAGTGATAGATACACCGGAGAATTGCTATGATTGCCCGTTCGGAACTGCATACTGCGGCGAACTTGAATATGAGGGTTTGTGTGAATTAGCCGATTGTTTAGACTGCGTTGAAATTCTGATAACAGAAGAACATTATGATTACGAAAGCAAATCAAGACCTGATTGGTGTCCATTGAAGCTGTTACCAGAGAAGAAAAGTACAACTGCACCCGTGAGCAATTACGAAGTGCAGAAAAACTTATTTGCCGACGGTTGGAATGCCTGCTTGAGAGAAATTACAAAAACAAGCGATGAAAATGAGCGATAAAAAGCAAGCGATAAGAGGTGAAGTAGATGGAGAGATTAACAGAAAGAGAAAGAAATGTTGATGGTACAGGAGTTGCAAAAGAAGAAATTACGGATGGATTATTAAAACCGTTTGCGGATAAAATTCTTACGAAACTTGCTGTTTATGAAGACTTAGAAGAACAGGGATTGCTTGTGAGATTGCCGTGTAAGGTTGGGGATATGGTATGGGATAACGATTTTGGATATCCGGAATCGTATGAAATAAAAGCATTTTCATATGGATATTGTGACAGTTATGTTGAGCCAGATATAGAAGATGAAATTATATTTTATTACGAAAACTATACAGGTTCAATAACAGGAGCTTTTCCAATGAGCGAAATTGGTAAAACCATATTCTTCACCCGTGAAGAAGCCGTGAAAAAGTTGGAGGAGATGAAGAAATGAATAACAAACCTACACCAGACATAACGCCAAACCTTGCTATATCAGCATACCACGTATTACAACAATATTGCACTGGACAGCCAGCAGATTGCAAAGGCTGCGGATTCTACGAACACTGTCCAGAATGTTTTCGAGGCATGCCATGTGACTGGAGTTTGAATGAAGAAGGTGAAATAAATGAAGTTGAGAAATGCGACGTTGATTGATTACGGAGTGCCGCCGGATGATATACCGACATTACAAAGTCACTTGCGGAATCTTAGTGAGAGCGATAAATATAATCTGTTACAGGTATCTATCAAATATGCGCCCGGCATCGAATCACAAATCTATGACAGCATCGTGAACAGTATTGGTTATCGGACAATGGAGAAGATCAGGACAGTTCCTGCAACAGAGAATGACTTTTACGGATACAAACGCAAGGTCATGGCGGAATATTATCATCTGGCCAAACTGATTGGCAGGCTTTAAAAAAAACTTAAAAATTTATAAAAGTAGTAGAGAGCTATGTACGCCCTAGTATGGTATTATAGTATATATAACTATAACTATGCTAGGGCGTTTTTATGTCTGGAGGTGAGAAGGTTAATATGGCGGGAAAGTATGAATATTGGCTTTCTCAAGAAGGTCAAGTACTTTTACAAGGTTGGGCTAGAGATGGTTTAACTGACGAGCAGATTGCAAAAAATATGTGCATTTCCCCATCGACATTATATGAATGGAAAAAGAAATATTCGGAGATTTCGGAGTCCCTAAAAGAAGGGAAAGAAATAGCTGATTACTTAGTAGAAAATGCACTTTTCAAAAATGCTCTTGAGGGGAATACCACGGCTCAAATATTCTGGTTAAAAAACAGAAAACGTGATAAATGGAGAGATAACCCAGAACCGGAAATGAAAGAAGAAAAAGAGGAGGGCATAGTAATTGAACTTACCAGAAACGGAGAGAAGATATAAAGTATATAAACATACTGTGCCTGATGGCAGAGTGTATATAGGAATGACTTGCAAAACAGTAAAAGCAAGGTGGGACAGCGGATATTACGGAAACGATGATTTCTTCAAAATTATAAAAAAATATGGTTGGGAAGGGATTAAGCATGAAATTATATCCGATAATCTCACCAAAGAAGAAGCCGAATTAATTGAACGAAAAAGCATTGCAGAACATCGAAGCAATGAAGAAAAGTACGGATTTAATTTTGACAGTGGTGGAAATTTCGGAAAGAAGCGTTGCGCTCGTACAAAGAAGAAAATGAGTAAGACAGCAACGCAGCTTCATTTCGGCGATAGGCTGCACACAAAAGAAGTTGTAGCTAAAAGAGCAATAACTCAAACAGGAAGAAAGCTTTCAGACGAAACCAAAAGAAGAATTGGCGATTCCCATAGAGGTAGTAAAAGCGTTTCAGCCAAAAGGGTTAATCAGATAGACAGATACAATGGTAAAATAATAAAAACATGGGACTGCACTATGGACGTGGAGCGAGCGTTAGGCTATAAGAATAGTGCCATTTCTCGATGCTGTTCGGGTGGACGTCCCACAGCCTATGGATATGTTTGGAGATATGAAGCAGTATGAAAATATCCGCAGATGATTTATTTCCGTATAATTTCGATAATGTGCTAAGAGATATTTTAGAACACAAACATACTTATTATGTATTCAAAGGTGGACGTGGAAGCTGCAAGTCTTCTTTCGTGAGCATTGTCATTATATTGCTAATGACAAGAAAAGAGAATAGAGATAAGCATTGTATCATATTCAGAAAAACAGCGAACACATTAAGAGATAGCGTTTTTTCACAGATGCAATTTGCTATATCAGCATTGCATCTTGATGGTGATTTTAAATGTACTGTCAGCCCAATGAAAATAACATATATGCCGACTGGACAGACTATAATGTTTCGTGGCGTTGATGACAGAATGAAATTAAAGTCGTTAAAAGCTCCATTCGGATACTTTGCTTTTGCATGGCTGGAAGAATGTGATACTTTTACCGGAATGGAAGAAGTACGAAGCATCTTGCAGTCATCGATGCGAGGTGGAAAAGACTACTGGACTTTTATGTCATTCAACCCACCAAAAACAAGACATAACTTCATGAATGAGGAAGTATTAATCCAGAGAGACGACAGATATGTTCATTCTTCTGATTACAGAACGGTTCCAAAGGAATGGCTTGGACAACAGTTTTTTGACGATGCCGAACATCTCAAACAGATTCGCCCAGAAGCCTACGAGCATGAATACCTGGGTGTCCCAAATGGTGACGGCGGAAACGTATTTGAATATCTCGAAATCAGAGATATTACAGACGAAGAGATCAGCCACATGGACCGCATTTTCGCTGGTGTAGATTATGGATGGTACCCGGATGCCTTCTGCTATCTCCGAACTTATTATGATTCTGCCAGAGAGAAGATATATCTGATTGACGAGCTGTATGTAAATAAATGGAGCAACTCTAAGACTGCTGATTGGATCAAGAAAAAAGGCTATGACGATTACACAATGATATGTGATTCTGCGGAACCTAAGTCTGTGAATGACTTCCGGGATGCCGGACTTCCTGCAAGAGGAGCAATCAAAGGACCGGGAAGTATCGAGTATGGTTTCAAATTCTTACAGACAAAGACTATAGTCATTGACCCGAAGCGAACACCGAACGCATATAAAGAAATCACAGAATATGAGTACGATCGGGACAAAGAGGGAAATGTAATAAGTGGTTATCCTGACGGAGATGATCATGCAATCTCGGCACTTAGATATGCTTATGAGCCGTTGTTTAACAGGAGAGGTTACAGTGCATAATGGGACTTATAACAACACTAAAAAGGTGGTTTAATATGATATTCAAAAAACAAGCCGAAGAGGACTTCAACATTCAGGCAGCAGAATTTCCAGAGATGGAATCGCTGATTAACCGGTGCGCGAACATTTACAGAGGTGCGCCGGAATGGCTGGATGATAAGAATAATATCAAGACGATCAATTTTGCTAAATCTGTCTGCTCAGAAACAGCTCGGCTCGCAACGCTGGCGATCGGCATTCAGATAGACGGTTCTGCAAGGGCTACGTGGCTACAGGAACAGATCGACAAGGTATATTTTCAAATCCGTCACTGGGTAGAATATGGCTGTGCTTATGGAACAGTATTTATTAAGCCAAATGGTGAAAGCATTGACGTATTTACTCCGGCAGATGTGATGATCGTGGACTATGATAATCAGGAAATTAAGGGAATCATATTCAAGGATTCTTATACTGTTGGACGGAAATACTATACACGGCTTGAATATCATAGATTTGTTGAGACTACCGTGGATGGCGTGACGACCTATCCGTACTACGTTTCTAATAGAGCCTATGTGTCAAAATCCCCTCAGTCAATCGGCGATAAGATTGACCTTAAACAGACCAAATGGGCTGACCTTATGGCAGATACGCCGCCGATTCTCAAGGCAAATGGAGAGAAGCTGGACGGGCCTCTGTACGGAGTACTGCGGACGCCGCAAGCGAATAACGTGGATATTAATGCACCATTGGGATTGCCGATTTTTGCCGAAGCTATCGAGGAGTTAAAAGACCTCGACATTGCATACAGCCGTAATGCCGGAGAAATATTTAATTCTCAGAAGATTGTTCTGGCAGATGATAGACTGCTGATGCCAAGCGGTACGCCTGTATCAGCCATGTCGCCACAAGGTATGGAGAACAGGCGAAATGAGATGAAATTGCCGCACTTTGTCAAGAATGTATTCGGACAGGACGAGAAAGAGTTTTACCAAGAAATCAATCCGCAACTCAACACGGATACCCGCATAAGTGGCATAAATGCCCTTTTAAGCCAGCTGGGGTATAAGATTGGATTCTCCAATGGGTATTTTGTTTTCAATGAATCTAGCGGCATTCAGACAGCTACAGGAGTAGAAGCAGAACAGCAGAGGACAGTCCAGTTTATCAAAGACGTTCGAGACAAACTGGAATCCTGTCTGAATGAAGTTATTTACGCTTTAAATGTTTACGCCGACCTGTACGGACTTGCACCAGTCGGAGTTTATGAAGTCAATTATGACTTTGGAGACATTCTCTATGTCAGAGAAAACGATCGTGCGAGATGGTGGCAGTATGTGACTGCTGGAAAGGTTCCAGCATGGCTATATTTCGTGAAGTTTGAGGGAATGACTGAGGAAGAAGCGAAAGCAATGGTCAAAGAAGCTCAGCCAGACGAACCAACATTATTTGAAGAGGAGTGAAAAAGATGGCAGATAAACCAGTAACAAGGGAAGAAAAGTATCTTGCGTATCTGACAGGTGATTATAAAGGCGAAATTCCGAAGCCGATCACGCGAAAAGAGAAGTATTTATACGAATTATGCTTAAAAGGAATAGGCGGTGAAATCTCGCCGGAAGAAATCAAGAACGCAGTAAATGAGTACCTTGAAAAGAATCCAGTCAAGCCCGGAGCCACGACAGAACAGGCACAGCAGATCGAGCAGAACAAGACGGATATTGCTTCACTGAAAACGGAAACTGGTTCGCTAAAGGAAGATGTATCCAACAAAATCACAAAGTTTTATGCAAGTAATTTAGGTGAAACTCATATCACTGATTCTGACAATGGGAAAATCATGGATATGATGCTGTACGGACGGAGTGAACAGAAACAGTATCGTGGAAAGAATTTACTACCCACAACAATGTATTTAAATAGTGCTGTGATAAATGGAGTAACATTTACAAACAATGGAGATGGAAGCGTTACAGCAAAAGGAACAAGCACTGATGCAACTTTTTTTACTTTATGGGGATTTAATACGCTTGCCGACAAAGGTATATTGCCAGGACTTAAAGTTGGTGATACTGTGTATGCTTCAGATTGTTTGTTGCAAGAAACAAATTCGAAGGAGTTATTAAAAATAACAACAAATGGAACAACCACTATCAATAGTTCAACCACTACGATGTATGTGGCAATTAGAGTTAATGAAGGTGTAACAGTAAATAAAACATATTATCCGCAAATTGAAAAAGGTTCTGAATTCACATCCTATGAGCCTTATGTTGGCGGTCAGCCATCTCCCTCTCCTGACTATCCGCAGGAGATTAAGAGCGTTGTGAATCCAACGGTAAAGGTATCAAGTGAAGATAAAACAGAATCTCAGACCGTCACCCTTCCATACACATTGAATGCAATTCCTGTTTCAAGTGACGGTAACGTCACAATCGACAAACAACAGTATATCGCAGATTATGTGGATGTGGAACGAGGGAAGTTGGTAAAGATGATTGATTCTTCTAAGTTAGATAATACACAATCTATTGTAAACAAAACCGAATGGTTATTAGCAGAACCACAAGAAATTGACCTTACCACAGAAGAAATTACCGCATTTAAAGCACTTACAACATATTATCCGACTACAAACACCAGTGTCAATTCAGAACAGCTTGACGGATATACAGTATTTAATTATCCGATTTCAATGAAAAACGGGTGGAATTATGTTAAGAAACAGCTCAATGACAATCGTGATTACATCTATGATATGGACAGTCGTACACAGGACATTGACACACAGGCGGCAGAAGCCTATGTAAACAGTGAATATGCGGTAGCACTTACAGAATTGGAGGTATGATTATGTTATATAGAACATTACTGAAACTTAAAAAAAGAAACGGACTGACAGATGATTTAAAGAATAAGATTGATATTTTCTTTGCGACTGGCAGGATTACAGAGGAACAGTACAATGAGCTGATGGATGTTAATAAGGAAGAAACTGATCCTGAGGGTAAACTAATTAACTAAAGAGGGCTTTGGTTAACCAGTAAAAAACCAAAACATGTACCACAACATTTATCGAAAGAGGTGATATACTATGCTTAGTCCTGAATATTTACGCCGAATAACGGAGGGCAGTGAACAAATAGCTGAAGAATTGCATCAGTATATCATCTCTGAGATTGTGTCTCGAATGGTGGCAAGAATCGGCAGAGGCGAGGACTATATTCTGACCAACGCTGATGTATGGAGAATCAGAACACTACAGGAATCTGGTGAATTACTAGAAGACATTCTAGCGGAACTATCCAAATACACCAAACGTGAACAGCAGGAGCTTCTTGAAGCGTTTGAAGATGCCGGAATCACTGCAATGAACTATGATGATAAGGTATATAAGGCGGCGGGATTAAGCCCTGTACCGCTCGAACAGTCACCATCTATGATAAGGCTCATGGAGCGGAATATGCTTGCAACCATGGGCGAGTGGAAGAACTTCACGAGAACAACCGCAAGTGCCGCTCAGAGGCTCTATATTGAACAATGCGACCTTGCATATAACCATGTGATGACTGGGGCGGTTGGGTATACGCAAGCCATCAAAGAGGCAGTTAATAACGTTGTATCAGATGGCGTCACTGTCACATATCCATCTGGCAGAAAAGACACCATCGAAACCGCAGTTGCACGTTCTGTTAGAACTGGCGTGGCGCAGGCTACGGGAGATATATCCCTAAAACGCATGGAAGAAATGGACTGGGATTTAGTTCTGGTCAGTGCGCACATAGGAGCGAGGACGGGTGACGGCGGCGAGAATCCGGGAAATCACTCGTTTTGGCAAGGCAAGATATACTCTCGTTCTGGCAAGAGTAAGAAATTTCCGCCGTTCTCATTGACTGGGTATGGAACAGCAAGCGGATTGTCAGGGGTCAACTGTCGGCATAGCTTTGGAGCCAGTGATGGAGAATTTAATCCTTATGCAGAACTATCAGCACAGGACAAAGCCGACAAAGGTAAACAGTACGAAAAAGAACAGCGGCAGCGTACTTATGAACGGAGAATCCGCAAGACGAAGCGTGAAGTCCTTGGACTGCAAGCGGCGGTTGATAACTGTAAGGATGAACAGACAAGGTTCGCACTTCAGCAAGACCTTGACCGGAAGTCTTTTCTTCTCCAAAAACAAAATGCTACATATAAAGATTACTGCAAGCAGAACGATCTGAGGGAACTGCAAGACCGGCTCATGATCGCGAAGTGGAACCGCCAGAACGCCGCTAAAGCCAGAGGAGCGGCAAAACGCTATAAAACAGCAAAGGGGATTGACTGATGGATAGATGGGAATATTTCAATCCAAATCCTGTTAAGGATAAGAGAACAGGAGATTGCGTTGTCCGGGCAATATGTAAAGCAACTGGCTTCGACTGGGAAACAGTATTCGCCGGATTAATGATACAGGCATGTACTCTGTCAGATATGCCGAGCGCAAATTATGTCTGGGGAGCGTACCTCTATAAGCATGGATACAGGCGAAAACTGATTGAGCAGTCGGAGCGATATATTTATACAGTCAATGACTTTTGCGCAGATCATCCAACAGGCACATACATTCTCTGTATAGATGGTCATGTGGTGACAGTGCAGGATGGCAAATATTTCGATACATGGGATTCCGGAAATGAGATCCCGGTATATTACTGGGAAAAGGAGAATAAATGAGCATATCAGAATTTGTACAGATTTTCCTCTCTATCTGCGGAGGGGTGTCCATTGTCGGAGGGGCGGCAGCCGTAATTTTTAAATGGATTACTCCGGCATTTCGACTTAATAAGCGAGTAGAGACACTGGAAGAACATGACAAGCGAGATTACGAGAGTCTTCAGAGGATCGCAGAACGAGATTCATTGATTCTGGAAGTGTTATCAACCATGTTGGACAGTCAGATCAGTGGGAATAATGTAGAAGAATTAAAAAAAACAAAACAGAAACTTACAAATTATCTTGCACAGAATCAACGTTAGCATTAGTAAGGGGTATGCTCATGAAATTATATGTGTTCACGAAGAAAGATATAGACAGGTTCTTGGTAGAGTGTAATTTTACACCGGATGAGGAAAGGCTGTTCCGACTGAGATGCAAGGAACACACGCTTGAATACTGTGCTGAACAGATGAATGTGAGTATATCTACAGCGAAACGATTAAGCCGCCGGGTGAATAATAAAATAATTAAAGTGTGTTAAAAATATGGAGAGGACATTTCTACCCTCTCCTTTTCTTATTTCTCGCAATCTTCCAAGACAGCTCGCTCTAACAGCTGCCTCACATAATCCGGACATTTGCTTTTTCCAGCTTCCCAGTTTTCGAGTGTTCTAACCGGTATGTTGTACCTCCTTGAGAATTCTGCTCGAGATACCTTTAGTCGTTCGCGCATTTCTGATATAGTCATAAATTCTCCTAATATTCGAAATATTCGCCGCTGAATTTATCACGACGATATCTTCGTGCCATAGATTTTACACTGTAATTACAATCCATTAATTCACCATGTTTATCATAAACTGGTTCTTTGTTGACGGTTTCTCCGTAAAATTCAATGTATTCTCCATTTCCAGAGATAGAGATGTTATCATAAATTCCGAAATTTCTTTCTGGAGTAAATGTATATTTGGCAAGCATCTCCAAAATTTCTTTTGTTATAGGTTCTAAATGCATGTTTTCCATAATCAATCTCCTATCTGTTCTGAAATTTTTCAATGACATCTGTTACTTTTTTGTATCGGTCTGTAATAACATATGTGCCATTAATGTTGTCATAGTAACCAAGAGCATGTTCAGCTCTCAGTTTAGAATTCCTATATTCTCTCAAAGAGATATAGGTTCTATTCTTGCCCGCTTTTGCCCAGTTGTTGCAATTCCATTTCTGATACCATCCGTTACCCTGATCGCCATCGGGGTAAACTGTATCAAGCATTTTTTCAAGCTCTTTCCAAGAAATTTTATAGCCTTTTTGATTGTCAAAAACTTCTAATACATAATTTGCCATTGTCTTCGCTTCCTCCCATGCTTTCTTAAGACCGGAGGAAATTGTCATTGCAGATTTCTTAACCAGTTCCCATGCTCTTTTCATGATTTTTGATAAGTTGTATTTTTTCATTTCTGTTTCCTCCGTTCCTTTGATGATTATATAATACCACCAATTTGGTGGTTCGTCAATACTTTTTCGATACTTTTTTGAACTTTTTGAATCGATACATTTATGCAAAAATATAATCAGAAAGGTGGTGCATAAGATGGCGTTATATAACAATCCTTATCAATATAGTTTTGGCGTTCCGGGGCAAATGAATCAGTTCCAGCAACAGCCTGTCCAGATGCCAGCTCAGCCGGTACAGCAACCCCAGCAGAATAACAATGGTATTCTGTGGGTATCTGGCGAAGTCGGTGCGAAGTCCTATCTAGTAGCACCCGGAACAAGTGTTTTACTGATGGATTCAGAATCAGAGAAATTTTATATAAAATCCACAGACGTTTCCGGAATGCCACAGCCATTACGGACGTTTGAGTATCACGAGGTAGGCACTCAGATGCCACCTAAACAGCCTGTTCAGAACATGGATAGTAAATATGTCACCAGACAGGAATATGACGATTTAAAGGGCAAATACGAAGCTATCATAAACCGATTAAATTCTTTTTCTGAACCTGTTAGAGCTAATACCGTACAGGAATCAGCGGTCAAGGGAGGAAACGCAGATGAGTAATCCATTATTCAATGCCCTCGGTGGTGGGATGTCACAGGGAAACGGGCCAATGCAGATGATACAGCAGTTCATGCAATTTAGACAGAATTTTAAGGGAGACCCGAAGGAAGAAGTCCAGAAGATGTTACAGTCTGGGAAGATTTCTCAGCAACAGCTTAATCAAGTTCAGCAGATGGCGGGACAGTTTCAACACATGCTGAAAGGAATGAAATAGTACATTACAATCTGGCCAGATTGATGTAAATACACAATAAAGGAGATTATAACTATGGATGGAAATTATAGCTTAGCAGATATTGCCGCCGCTACTGGAAACGGTAGAAATAATGACGGCATGTTTGGCGGAGATGGTAGCTGGTGGATTATTGTTTTATTCATTTTTGCTTTCTTCGGATGGGGAAACAACGGCTGGGGCAATAATGGCAATGGCGGCGGATATGCAGCCACAGCAGCTACTCAGGCAGACATTCAGAGAGGATTTGACAATTCCGCAGTAATCAGCAAACTTGACGGAATCAATAGTGGCCTGTGTGATGGATTCTATGCCATGAATAACGGTATGCTTACCGGTTTTAACGGAATCAATACAAACATCATGCAGACCGGCTTTGGAATCCAGCAAGCAATCAATGCTGATACTGTAGCAAACATGCAGAATACAAATGCTTTACAGGCTCAGCTTGCGAACTGTTGCTGCGAGACCCGGGAAGCTATCCAGGGCGTGAACTACAATATGGCACAGAACACCTGTGCATTGCAGAACACCATGAACAGTAACACAAGAGACATCATTGATAACCAGAATGCAAATGCGAGAGCCGTTTTAGATTATCTTTGCAATGAAAAGATTTCTAGTCTGCAGGCTGAGAATAATGATCTCAGACGTGCTGCATCTCAGGATCGCCAGAGCGCACTTCTCACAACTGCAATGGCTTCTCAGACACAGCAGCTCATTAATGCAATCAATCCAGCACCGATTCCGGCATATCAGGTTCCTAACCCGAACACATATTACGGATGTGGATGCGGATGCAACACCGGATGCAATTGCTGATAACTTCATATCGAGAGTATCTTTCGATTGATTCGAATGTCGGCTTATACCGTATTACACAGAGGGGCAGGCTGAGACCTGTCCTTTTGTGATATGAAAGGGGTAAAAATTATGGCAGAATTTACAAGTGTAGCTGCTCAGACTGTAGCAGCAAATGGAAACGTAGTATTTTCAAATACAGCAGTTAAGGGTTCTAACTGCATTCAGCACAGAGAGGGAAGCGGAATCATCACTCTAAGAGGACTGACTAACCAGTGTAAAGCGAGATTCTTCGTGGATTTTTCTGGTAATATCGCAATTCCAACAGGCGGTACTGTCGGAGCTATTTCTCTGGCAATTGCAATCTCTGGTGAGCCGGTTCTTTCTTCCCAGATGATTTCCACACCGGCAGCAGTAAATCAGTACAATAATGTGTCCTCTGGCATCTATATTGATGTGCCTCGCGGATGCTGCGTTAATATCGCGGTAGAAAACACAAGCGATCAGGCTATTTCTGTTGCGAACGCAAATATTGTCGTGACTAGAGAAGCATAGGAGGTGCGATTATGAGAGATATTAAGGATTTATGTGCAAGAATCGAAGATGAACTTTCCAAAATCGCTGATAATGGACTGACTACCGGAAATCTGGAAATGACATACAAACTGATTGATATGTACAAAGACATAAAGAACACGCAGTACTGGGACAAGAAAGTGGAGTACTATAACACTGTCCTTGATGAGATGCGTGGCGGATACAATGACGATTACAGCGAACGTGGAAGAAAACGTGATAGTATGGGGAGATACAGCTCAAATGACGGGAAAATGATGCCGGATTACGACCGGGGCAGTTCTTATGCCAGACGTGGTGAACATTATGTTAGAGGACATTACAGCCGTTCTGACGGACGAGATGCTTATGACGACTATATGACACAGAAACAGAGCTATCGTTCCGGCAAGTCTGAAGACTGCAAAAGAAAGATGCTCGCCGCATTGGAAGAACATCTTGACGAACTCACAACAGAAATGAGTGATATGTCCAAGGATGCAGAGTGCCGGGAAGAACGTGATCTTGTCAAGAGATACGTAGAAAAACTCCGTGATATGCTCTAAAAACGCAAAAGTGGTAGAGAGGTAGTTAAAAGAAATCTGTTATAATGTAATTGTGCAGCAGGAAGCACAAGTAAAACGGTTGTTTTTGACATTTTCGTTTTAATCCTCCTTCCTTTAATTTAGTAGCTGGTACGCACGCTTTAACGGAAAGTTGAACAGGTTCGAATCCTGTCGTGCGTATTTGCCATCTGGCACGCAAGATGGCTCACCTCCTTGATTAAGGTTTTTGTTATTCATACTTTTCTTTTAAAAAAGAAATAAATATCCGAAACAACTCGTGGCAGGCATGACACGTTAAACACCTTGCTAACCCGGGAATCCGGGTTATGTGGAATGTACGCTAGTGGAAAACTGACAGAGTCGCACTCTGGTCTCCGGTTCGATTCCGGGCGTTCCGCTTTGATTCGGTTAAAATTATGCTGTTTGCTTGCAGGCGGTCTATGATTTGGCTGAATCACAACATCATGATGCTGAAAAAGGTTATTGCTGTAAAAATCCTAAAGGGTGACAAACCTAAAAAGCATACCGAGGCCTTATGGTGAAAATCAGCTCAGTTGCGCTGTCAACTGGCCGTTAAAGGCGGCGCGGAATGTAGCTCAGGTGGAAGAGCGGAGAGCGCATAGCTCTTGACGTCGCAGGTTCGAATCCTGCCTTTCCGATTACCTCGCCAGTGGTCTAACTGGCTTAATCCATTTACCTGCGGCGGCAGGTCAATAAACACGACCAGGAGGATGTTATGCAGAAACTTATTGACACATTAAAATCGTTTGGAATTGAAATCCCGGAGGATAAACAGGCAGATGTGAAAAAGGCGCTCTCTGAGCATTACAAGAATGCAAAGGAAGTAGCAAAAACCCTGTTAAAAGTCGAGGGAGAACGAGATAACTGGAAAGAACGTGCCGAGACAGCAGAAGAAACCTTAAAAAGTTTTGACGGTATCGACCCGGCAAATGTTAAGACCGAGTTAGAGACTTGGAAACAGAAAGCGGCAGATGCAGAGAAAGAATTCAATGCAAAAATCTACGACCGTGATTTCTCAGATGCTCTGAAAGCGGCACTTGATGATGTTAAGTTTTCCAGTGAGGCGGCAAAGAAGTCTGTTATGGTGGACATCAAAGAAGCCGGATTAAAACTGAAAGACGGTAAAATTCTCGGATTAAATGACCTGATCGAACAGATGAAGCAGTCTGACGCATCCGCTTTTGTAGATGAATCTCAGCAGCAGGCTCAGCAGAATCAGGCAAGATTTACAACTCATGTTGGACAGCAGCAGACACCGGGGAGCATGACCAAGAAAGATATCGAAGCGATCAAAGACCCGTCCGAGAGACAGGCTGCAATCGCTCAGAATATCCAGTTATTCCAGTGATTTTTACACCGACTATACGCCAGAGTATAGCCGCTAACCCAATACCTTAATAATTATGGGTAGAAAGGATTTTTTATGCCAGCAAAAACAAATCTTATTATGACTAATGATATCCAGGTCACAGCACGTGAGATTGACTTTGTAACCAGATTCGAGAGAAACTGGCAGCACTTACGTGATATTCTGGGTATCATGAGACCTATCAAAAAGCAGCCGGGTGCTGTACTCAAGTCCAAATACGCAGAGGGTACTTTACAGAGCGGAAAAGTTGGTGAGGGCGAGGAAATCCCTTACAGCAAATTCGTTGTAAAAGAAAAACCCTATGCGGAAATGACTATCGAGAAGTACGCAAAGGCTGTATCTATCGAAGCGATTAAGGATCACGGTTACGAGAACGCTGTTCAGATGACCGATGATGAATTCCTTTTCCAGCTTCAGACTGATGTTACCGGAAGATTCTATGACTATCTGAAAACCGGTACACTTACTTCCACAGAAACTACATTCCAGATGGCTCTGGCAATGGCTAAGGGTCGTGTTGAGAACAAATTCAAGCAGATGCACAGAAATGTGACTGGCGTCGCTGGATTTGTCAACATTCTGGACGTATATGAATACCTCGGAGCAGCTGAAATTACTATTCAGAACCAGTTCGGATTCCAGTACATAAAAGACTTTATGGGATTCAACACAATCTTTTTACTGTCTGACAGCGAAATCCCGAGAGGACAGGTTATTGCAACACCTGTCGAGAACATCGTTCTGTATTATGTTGACCCGAACGAATCTGACTTCGCAAGAGCAGGGCTTGTATACACCGTATCTGGCGAGACAAACCTGATCGGATTCCACACTCAGGGCAACTACCACACAGCAGTTTCCGAAGCGTTCGCAGTTATGGGACTTACTCTTTTTGCGGAGTACATTGACGCAATCGCAGTAATCACCATTGATGAGACACCAACGCTTGGCACTCTGACAGTAACATCTGCGGCAGGAACAGCAACTGGTGATACAAAAATCACTGTAAATCCGGCTAAGGAAAACTCCAACAACGTATACAAATACAAAGTTGCGGCAGACGCAGTAACTGTTGAATATGGACAGAACCTCAGAAATTGGACTTCTTGGGATGGAAAGGCTGACATTAAGGCGGCAACCGGACAGAAGATTACAGTGGTTGAGTGTGATGGAACATATAAAGCACTGAATTCCGGAAGCGCAAGCGTAATAGCAAAATCATAAACGCAGGAGGTAACTGGCATGGCTTATGCAGATTATAAATTCTATACAGAATCATTCGGTAATGTCGTGCCAGAAACCGACTTCCCACGACTGGCAGAAAGAGCCAGTGATTTTGTGGACACAATGACGTTTGACAGGTTGGTGGACGGACTGCCGGAAAATGAACGCTCACAGAAACGTATTAAAAAGGCGGTCTGTTCATTGGCTGAATTAATGTATCAGATTGAACTTGCTGAAAAGAATGCAATCAATCAGGCATCAGCAAGTGCGACCGACACAAATGCCGGTGGCAAATCAACGGGCATTGTAACATCTGTAAGCTCCGGCAGCGAATCCATTTCTTACGCAACACCACAGCAGATTGGGTCAAGCGCAAAGGAATGGAGTGCGGTATATGCCGCCGCCGGAGATGTACAGAAAACGAACGACTTGCTCTTAAAGACAGCATTACCGCTTCTGATGGGAGTAAGGACGGATGATGGAATACCGATTCTTTACGCGGGGGTGTGAGTATGAAATGCAGACAGTGCGGAAAAGAACTTAAACCACATTGGAGTACCGACATTTGCCTTGAATGTTCAAGGGAAAATATGAAAAAGATATTCAGAGAAAATCCCGAAGTAAAGCAGGCATTCCGTGAAACTATTGAAGAACTTAAAAAGCCTGAAAATGTTGAGAAAATGGCTAAAAATACAGCTAATTTTATGAATGCTATTCAGGCGTTAAGAGGTAATAAATAATGGACATTTCAACACTTGGCTCATGTATCGCAATCGTTATGATTTGCTACATCGTAGGAATGGGCTGTAAGGCATCAAAAAGAATCTCTGATGAATGGATTCCGGTGGTCATGGCAGTTATTGGTGGCATTCTCGGAGCAGTCGGAATGGGAGTTATCCCGGATTTCCCGGCAACGGACTATATCACAGCGGTTGCGGTTGGTATGTTTAACGGATTGTCGGCAACCGGTGTAAATCAGGTTATTAAGCAGACAGTGCAGAAAGAATAATTAAGGAGAGGGTATCATGTACGAAAAAACGGTGACGATTTTTGACTATTACGAATCAGCCACGACAGGAGATGCGTACTGGTATCCTCATGTTTTATCCGGCGTTGACCTCATTACTGACAAAGGAGCAATCCTCAAGAAGTACGGACCAAACGCAACTGACAACGCACAGTTACACGTTCGATATGCCGTCCAGAACAGTGATATAACTATTACTGATAAAGATGGCAAGATTCTTCCATGGGTGCCACCTAAGGAGTGGAAAAGGCAGATTAACAACGCTCTGGAAGATACTATCACATTCTCGGATGAATCATTCTTCTGGGAGGGTGAGTGGACTGGTGGAACGGTATCTGATGGCGATTATCGGAGCGGATTCTACCAGTACATGAACGAGAACAAGGATAACGTGTTTAAGATTACCAGCATAGGCGGTCCGTATACACTGATTCCACATTTTGAGATTCTGGGTAAGTAATATGAGTAAGATTCATCATTTTAAAGGATTCTCCGTAGTCGATGGAGATATGAAAATTAAACTGAATATGGATAGATTCTCCAGGCAATACCAAGAAGCCCAATATCTCCTTGATGGAATGGTTATGGACAGTATGGTTCCGTTTATGCCGATGATTACAGGGGACTTTATCAACCGAACAAGAGTTGAGAGTACATCCTTACAAGGAACTGGGAAAGTATGCGCGGCGGCGGCTCCTTATGGACGTTTTCTGTACGAGGGGAAAGGAATGGTTGATGAAGCAACTGGAAGTCCCTACGCAAGACGTGGAGCAAAGAAAGTTCTCGTTAGTCAGTTTTCTGGTCGGACAGCCGCAAAGGAAAATCTTGAATACACCAAACAGGCTCACCCACGGGCACAGGCAAAGTGGTTTGATGCCGCTAAACGGCAATATGGTGACACATGGGTTCGCAAAGTAAAAGCACAGGCAGGAGGTGGCAGGCATAGCAGATAAACCTATCGGAAAAGACGCAACCGGATACGAAATTCTGACAGATGCCATGAAAGCACTTCTGAACCAGTATCCGGGACTGTATGAAAATGAAACAATCAAGTTTGAAGAACTTGGCAAGGAATCAGGAATTGCGTTCTCGGCAGATAATGGAGCTTTGATTTATTCAGAAAAAGAAGATGTTTGTGGCGTAATGCACCAGGTATGCCAGTACCCATTTTACGTGGTATATCGCACAGCATCCGACAAGGAAAGGCAGAAGCTATCCGTTCAGAAGTTCCTAGATAATCTCGGTAAATGGATATGCCGAGAACCAGTTATCATAAATGGCTCTGAGACACGTTTAAATGCGTTTCCTGAGCTTTCTCAGGGGCGAGTGATAAAACGTATCACCCGTGATAATTCCTATAATTTAGAACCACAGGAGAGTGGTGTACAGGATTGGTTATTACCATTAACGGTACGCTACGAAAATACTTATGAAGTAATATAACAAGTAACAACCAGCTATCAATCGGAGATAGTCGCTAACCTACACAGCCTTTTAAAAGTTATAGGCAGAAAGGACATTTCTATGGCAGTTACAGGCAAAATTGACCGTAAATATATGGCTCATTATATCGATGCAGGTTCTCTCTGTGGAGGACTGACACCGAAGTATGAACGTCTTGGAAAAGATCTGGAAGAGTACAATGTTGAACTCAATCCAGACACCGAAACCTCTAAAAACATTCTTGGAGAATCCACATTCAAACATAACGGCTACGAAGTTTCTTCTGACGCTGATCCATTCTATGCAGACACTACTTCTGATCTGTTTACAGCATTACAGAAGATTGTAGATGGACGTCTCAAAGACGATAACCTCAAAACAAAAGCAGTTGAGGTTCACCTTTGGACAGAAGCCACAGCAGGCAAGTATGAAGCATATCAGCAGGACTGCTACGTTGTGCCGACCTCCTACGGCGGTGATACATCTGGCTATCAGATTCCGTTTACCGTCAATTATACCGGCGAACGAGTAAAAGGAAAATTTGATATCAGTTCCGGCACATTTACAGCTGACAGCGAATAATTTTTTTAGGAGGGCATAGAAAATGGCAAAAACAATTAATACAAACATTGATGATGGATTTCTTCTTTTCACATTCACGAACAAGCAGGGTGAAGTGTTCTCTTCATTCAAACTGAATCCTACCGACATCAACATTGCAGCAAGAGCGGAAGAATTGGAAACTTTCTTTGAACAGGCTCAGGAATCTGTTAAAAATGTCTCTTCCGGCAAAGAGATGGCGGAGATTAATAAGCAGATCGAGGACAAAATCAATTATATGCTCGGATACGAAGCATCTAAGGATTTATTCAAAGAACCAATTACCGCAACAACTGTTTTTGGAAATGGTCAGGTGTTTGCCTATATCGTTCTGGACAAAATCAATGAAGCACTTGCTCCGGAAATTGAAAAGAGAAAGAAAAAAATGCAGGAAGTAGTCAATAAGTACACGGAGAAGTATACAAAATGACCGCCTATGAGTTGCCCACCTCACTAAATATCAGTGGGGTGGATTTTTCTATCAGAACGGATTTTCGAGTAATTATTGATATTCTGGTTGCCATGAATGACCCAGAACTGGATGAACAGGCGAAAGCTGTTGTTATGTTACAGATTTTGTTTGAGGACTGGCAAAGCATACCCCTGGAACATCTTACAGAAGCTTGTCAGAAAGCTTGCGAGTTTATTGATTGTGGACAAACTGACGATAGTCCAAATAAGCCCAAGCCCCGTTTGATGGACTGGGAACAGGACGGAGATATGATCGTGCCGGCTGTAAACAAGGTTGCTGGTAAAGAAATCAGATCAGTACCTTATATGCACTGGTGGACGTTTTTTGGATACTTTATGGAATCTGGCGAGTGCCTGTTCAACACGGTTGTTGGAATCCGGTCAAAAAAAGTAAAGGGTGAAAAACTCGATAAATGGGAAAAGAAATTCTATCAAGAAAACAAAAATATTATTGACATAAAAACGCGTCTCAGCGACGAGGAGCAAGCTTATAAAGATAAGCTGAATGAGATGCTTAACCTCAAATAGTTAGGAGGTGGACACATGGCTGCTGATGGCTCAGTCATTATTGATACCAGAATGGACACATCAGGTGTACAAAACGGCGTATCAGCAATCAGGCAGTCTTTTAACGGACTTGGCAGCGTAGTAAAAAAAATAGGCGTACTGATTGGCGGAGCATTCGCAATTGGGAAACTAGCCCAGTTTGGGAAAGAGTGCGTAGAACTTGGCTCCAATCTGGCAGAAGTGCAGAACGTGGTCGATGTTACATTTACAACCATGTCGGACAAGGTAAACGAATTTGCAAAGAACGCCATGACCTCTGCTGGTCTGTCAGAAACAATGGCGAAACAGTATGTCGGCACGTTCGGCGCAATGTCCAAGTCGTTCGGATTCTCCGAAGCGCAGGCTTATGATATGTCAACGGCTCTAACGCAGCTGACTGGTGATGTAGCATCGTTCTATAACATTTCGCAAGACCTGGCTTATATAAAACTGAAGTCAGTTTTTACAGGAGAAACGGAAACACTTAAAGACTTGGGTTAACAATTAGCTCCCTTACACAGCAATGTGTATTGAATAACATGGTGAACGAAGAAATCTTCGGTGTGTTGCTTTATGAGCAATGCTAACGGTAAAAGCCTAAAATTATTTAAAAAACTTGTGGTTATGACGCCTATATGATATAATATTTATAGGAGGTGATTTCCATGAGTGAAGAAATTTGGAAAGATATTAACGGCTACGAAGGTCTGTATCAAGTAAGCAATCTGGGAAGAATAAAAAGTCTTGAGCGTAGATGCAAGGCAAAATGGTATACAAGAAAAGTACCAGAGAAAATTTATTCTCCTGCGCTTGATACTTACGGTTATCCAATAGTCTCTTTGCACAAAGACGGCAAAAAGAAAACAATTACAATTCATAAATTGGTTGCAAATGCTTTTCTTGAAAAGCCGGACGGTTGCAATTCTATTAATCACATTGACGAAAACAAGCAGAATAATTGCGTTGAAAATCTTGAATGGTGTACTGTTCAAGAAAACAATGCTTATGGAACGAGAGTAGAACGGTTAAGAAAAACTCAGCAAAGAGCAGTTCTACAATGTGATTTAGACGGAAACGTAATCAAAGAATGGGAAGGAATGAACTTCCTTTGCAGAGAAACAGGATACGATCAAGGCCTAATATCTAAAGTATGCAACAATGTTTATAGGCATCGCACTGCATATGGGTTCAAATGGAAATTTAAATAATCATGGTAATACCGTGCTAAGCATCGAAGAGTCTCGTTAAGAGGCTCTTTTTTGATGAAAGTGTAACGACTATTCCGTAAGGAAGTAGGTTTAGGGTGAAATTCCCTATTCCGAAGTGCCATGCATCCTATTTGGATGAAGAGATAGTCTACTCCCCTAATAAATATCGGGAAACCGAGGGTATACAGGGTTGTTATGACCCAGTCAGCACTTGACCAGTACGCGCTTGCAAACGGCTATGGCAAAACCACATCTGAAATGACAGAACAGGAGAAAGTGGCTCTTCGTCTGGCTTTTGTGCAGAAGCAGTTGTCTGCCGCATCTGGTGACTTCATTCGTACATCTGATTCATGGGCGAACCAAGTGCGAGTGATGCAGTTACAGCTGCAATCTCTCAAGGCAACAGTTGGACAGGGATTAATCAATCTCTTCACTCCTGTTTTGAGAGTTATTAATATTTTACTGGGCAAACTGGCGACTTTAGCGAATGCCTTCAAGTCATTTACGGAGTTAATCACCGGAAAGAAATCATCTGGTCAGACAGGTGCAAGTGGCGCAGGTCTTGCCGGGACAGATGCAATAGCTGATACGGCAGACCAATATGGAAATGCTGCCAACAATGCCGAAAAGCTGGCGGATGCAACAAATGATACAGCAGACGCAACTAAGAAAGCCACTAAGGCGGCAAAAGGATATCTTAGTCCTCTCGACGAAATAAATAATTACTCAACGGATAAAAGTGCGGATTCATCGTCAAAAGTACCGGGCGCAACTGGCGGACTTGCAGATCAGATGAAAGATGCTGTACAAAATGTTGATTACGGAAAGGTAGCAGAGGGCGAGACGGTTCTTGATAAGATGTCAAAACCGCTAAAAAAGATAATCGACAGATTTAAGCAGCTGGCTAAGTTAATTGCAAAAGGATTCTGGGATGGATTAGGAGATTACGAGCCAATTTTTGACGGAATAAAAAAGGATCTCGATTCCATATGGAAATCTTTAAAGGATATCTTTACTGATTCAGAAGTTACTAAAGCAGCAAATAATTTTTTCGATTCATTCGCATATGCAATTGGACAAGTTGCCGGCTCATTTGCCAGAATCGGATTAACAATTGCGCAAAACATTATAGGCGGAATCGAAAAGTTTTTAAAGCAGAACACGCAAAGAATAAAGAACTATCTGATAGATATGTTCAATATCGGCTCTGAAATTGCACAAATAGGCGGAAACCTTGCAGTTGCTTTTGCTGATGTTTTCTCAGTTTTCGGCGAAGAAACTGCGCAGCAGATTACTGCTAATTTAATCGGAATCTTTACTGAAATTGGAATGGTTCTTACGGAAACAGCCGCAAAACTTGGCAGAGACATCCTTAACATGATTGCGCAGCCTTTTATCGACAACAAAGACATTTTGAAGTCAGCAATTGAGGGCAGCCTCGGAGTAATAGAAACTGTAACAAGTGGGGTCTTAACAGTTGTTCAAAACCTTAGTGATGCAATATCGAGGCTATACGATGAGCATGTAAAGCCGTTCTTTGATTCTATAGCGAATGGATTATCAAGCATATTTGAGACTCTGATAACTGGATACAACACCTATGTTCTTCCAGTTTTGCAAGGACTGGCAGAACAGTTCAAAGGGCTATTAGAGGGACCATTAGGGGACGCAATTTTAAAGATAGAAACATTTCTCGGAAAACTCATTGATTCTCTGAAACTTCTGTGGGAGTCGGTGTTAGTTCCTTTAATTAACTGGATAATCGCGAATTTGCTTCCGGTTGTTGCAAAGATAATTGATGTTGTAGGCACCGTAGCGATAAAAGTCATAAAATCATTAATTAAAATAATTGGTGATGTAGCAGATACACTGAGTGGAATTATTGATTTTCTTGTTGGCGTCTTTACAGGAGACTGGGAACTGGCTTGGCAGGGAATAAAAGAGATTGCGGATGGAGCATGGAGTTTTATCAAAGATGTTGTGTCAGGTGCGTGGGAGATAATTAAAACCGTAACAAAAGGCGCGTTGAGCATAATAAAGAGCATCATCAGCACTGCTTGGAATGCGATTAAAGCATTGACTTCAACAATCTGGAACGCAATCAAAAAGACACTTTCTGGCCTTTGGAACTCTCTTAAATCCACAGCCAGCACAGTATTTAATGCAATTAAAACTAAAGTTGTAGGCGTATGGGACAGCGTAAAGAACAAGACATCAAAAACATGGGAAAACGTAGCTACGTTCGTATCTAATAAAGTAGAAGCGATAAAAAATGCTATCACTAATAAGTTTAATGCCGCCAGAGATGCAGTCAGATCTGCGTTTGAAGGCATTGTGGATTTTATTAAAGCTCCGATCAATCAAGCAATCAGCATTGTTAATAATGCAGTTGGAATGATTAATAATGCAATTGGTGGAATTGAATCTGCATTTTCCTTTGGACCCTGGACTGTTCCAACACCGTTTGGTTCAAAGACTATTGGATTTCATGCAACATTTCCACGTATCGGAACTATCCCATATCTGGCCAGTGGTGCAGTTATTCCACCAAGGTCAGAATTCCTTGCGGTATTAGGTGACCAGAAGAAAGGAAATAACCTGGAAGCACCGGAAAGTCTGTTGCGTCAGATTGTTCGGGAAGAGTCTGGGAAAGGACAGGGAGACGGAAATACTTACAATGTTACAGTCAATGCGTCTGGCAGAAAACTGTTAGACATCATCATTAGTGAAGCTGAAATGAGAAGAAACCGGAATGGGAAGAATCCATTTGAGTTAGCATAGAGGAAAAAATATGGCACAGGAACAATTCAAAATAGACAACGTTGTTATAAGAGCACCGGACAGTTACAAACCGGTGTTTGCAACCACTTCTACGGAAGACTCTAAAAGAAGTCAGGATTTAATTATGCACAATACACCAATGGGAACAATTGGCGGGTATGACATGCAATGGGGCGAGCTTACATGGGCTGAAATAGCAACCATACTAAATACTGTACTTAACAAAAGTCAATTCACATTCCACCATAAAGACCCAACTGTTCCGGGAAGATGGATAGACAGAACATTCTACGCATCAAATTTCAACATGGCTGCGCAAACTCTGAAAGATGGGGAAGAAAAGTGGACAGATTTGTCTATTAATGTAAGGAGGATTGAGCCGATTTGATAAATGTATCTACTCAGTTGAAGAAAGAATCTCTTACAAACAGAAATTATTACGTGACAGCAAATGTTACATTGTCAAATGGTACAACTCTTAAGCTAGGCAAAAAAGACTTTTATCTGTCTGGAAATAGTCTCGTAGATTCAGCAGACTCTGGGGACTTTCCGGTGGGTGTGGCAATCGCAAAAACGGCAAGTTTATCATTAGTAAACGATGATGGGCGTTTTGACGGATATAATTTTAACGCTGCAAGGTTTGTTATCTTTCTCAATGTGCAGTTGTCCGACAGGATAGAAACTATAAAGAGAGGTACTTACATTGTATCGAAAAAGCCCGCAACAGCAAGCGAAATAAGTCTTTCTCTCTTAGATAAAATGCATAACGCTGACAAGACATATGATTCTAATCTGTCTTTTCCTTGTACAGTCAAGGAACTGCTCTCAGAATGCTGTCAGCAATGTGGAATCACTCTTGGAGATGCAATGTTTCCAAATGCGGACTTTCAGATTCAGAAAGTGCCATCTAATGCGACATACCGTACAGTAATCGGAATGTGTGCCGGGATAGTCGGTGGAAATGCAAGAATTGATGAAAATGACTTACTCAGGATTATTACGTTTGATAAGACATTTACCAATACGACTATTTACGATGGTGGAGCAGTAAAGAACTGGACAAACGGTGATGATCTGGATGGTGGCACACTTAATCCGTGGACGACAGGGACTGTGATTGATGGTGGTACGTTAAGTAATAACGATTATCACGCGTTATTTTCAATTCAGAATCTACAATATGACGTAGACGATGTCATTGTAACAGGCGTCAAATACGTAGAAGATGAGACCGAATATATGTCGGGTCAGGACGGTTATGTAATCACTATTGATAATCAGCTATTGTCAGGAAATGCACAGGCAGGCATTGAAGCCATTGGGAGCCAATTAATCGGTTTGCGAATGCGTCCTTTCTCATGTGACGGAATTGCCAACGGATACGCCACTTTCGGCGATCCAGTCGAATTTATTGACACAAAGAATCGTGTTTTTAGATCATTTGCAACTAATGTAGAATTTGTGTTTGGTGGCTCAACATCATGGAGCTGTAGCGCAAAGAGTGCTGAAGAAGATGCAAGCGAGTTTATTGGTGGACAGCAGGCAGTGGTAGAACAAGCAAAAAAAGACACAGAGAAAAAGCTATCTGCATATGACGTAAAGCTCAAACAGATGAATGAACTTGCAGCGAACACGCTGGGTTTCTTCTATACAGAGGAAGCACAAGAAGATGGTTCCGTAATTACGTACCGGCATGATAAACCTACACTTGCTGATTCTAAAGTAATTTATAAGACAGGTGTCGATGGATTCTTTTTGTCAGTAGATGGGGGTCAGACATGGAAAGCCGGCTTTGATAGTAATGGAGATGCCGTTCTGAATATTCTCTATGCCATCGGTATTCAATCAGAATGGATTAACACGAGAGGTTTTACAGCAAAAGACAATAACGGAGACGTGACATTTCGCGTTGACGCTGACACTGGACACGTGGACATTGTTGCGAATTCTTTTCAGCTCAAAGGGAAGACCATTCAAGAAATAGCCAAGGAATCCGCAAAAAATTACGTCGATTCAGTGGTAATAGATGGTATAGATGTAAGCACTCAATACTTTTATGCGTATGACCCCACGCTTGAGAATGCACCCGCATCTGAATGGACTGACGTAGATGCAAAAGATAAGCATCTTAATGATATTTTCTATAACACGAGTACTAAGAAGATGTTCCGTTTTGTAAAGATTGATGGTACTTATAGTTGGGAGAGCTTTGATGATCCTGATATAAAAGTCGCACTTGATGCTGCATCAACGGCACAAGATACCGCAGATGGAAAAAGACGAGTGTTTTTGGTTACACCTACGCCGCCATATGATGAGGGTGACATGTGGGTTACCTCCACCACTAATGGAAAAGGTGAAATAAAAATCTGCAAAACGCCCAGAAAATCCGGTGCATTTTCATCTGCTGACTGGATTAGCCCATCTTATGTGGATTCTGATGATGTGGATAATGCAATTAGTGAGTATGACACCAGTTTGGGGCAGCCTGAAGTATTCAATAAACTGACTAACAATGGGAAAAATAAAGGTATTTATATTCAGGATGGTGAACTGTATATAAATGCAAGTTATATCCTATCTGGCGTTTTAGCAGGAAAACTGATTAATGGTAAGGGTCTGAATGTCACAGATAAAAATGGTCAGGTTACATTGAAAATTGATGATGATGGAAATGTTTACATTAAAGCAACTGAATTTTCTCTGGAAGGAAAAAACATCAGTGATGTTGTAGCGGAAGAATCGGGTAAATTCAGAACTTTAAATGTAATCTTATCAAATGAGTATCAAGGAATTCCAACCGATAAAGATGGGGGTTATACTTCTTTTCCATCATGTAGCACTACTGTACAGGTCCTGTATGGCTCAGAGGATGTCACCAAAACATCTATTATCGAATGGAGTACATCAAGTGGCGTGTATGGTAGTTCTTACGGGGAAACATATATAGTTACGGGGTTGAGCACAGACGCAGGTACCGTAAAAGTTACTGTGACAAGAGGAAGTCTGACAGCAGAAAAAATATTTGCCATTGCAAAGCAGAAGCAGGGAATTCAAGGAATGCAGGGACAGACTGGCGCTACAGGTGCAACGGGTGCTACAGGAAATGGCATTTCATCCGTCACAACCTATTATCTCGCGACTTCCGAATCCAATTATGTATATACATATACAAGTGGATGGACAACTTCTATACAGACGCCAACGGCTGATAAGCCGTATTTATGGTCATATCAGACAACTTATTATACAGATGGTACTTCTAACAGTACATCGCCACATATTATTGGTATTCGTGGCAAAGATGGAGAAAATGGTAAAGATGCAGGTGACCTGACGCAGGAACAGATATTTAACATTCTGACAAATAATGGACAGACACAGGGGATTTATTTACAGAACAGTCTTCTGTATATAAACGCTTCTTATATTAATACAGGTGCGCTGGCGGGATGGGAAGTTGGATACAAGAAACTCACAGCAGACGGCACGTACGGCAAAATAATATTAGATGCGTCGACTGGAGAAGTCTATTCAGAGACGAATACAGGAGTATATGTACCGGGGTACGGGACGTTGTATGGAACGCGAATTAGAGGAATCAATCTTTATACAGGAACCGTACACGCAAGTTCGGTCTCGGTTAATACCAGTGTTTCTGCTGGCAGTGTTTCTGCGGACAGTATTTCAGCATCAAAAAAAGTTAAAGCAGGCACGCACGTAGAAGCCAGTGGACATTTCTATAGCGTCGGAACGGGGACAGACCTTGCGGATTTAAGTGTCCGAGGGACAAAGAAGAGGATTTTTCCAACAAAAAACTATGGTACACAGGCGTTTTATTGCTACGAAATGGCATCCCCCATGTTTGGAGACATCGGAGAAGCATCCATATCAGAAGACGGCACATGTCTGATAGACATAGATGACATATTCCAAGAATCTACTAATGTAAGGATTGAATATTATGTGTTCTTGCAAAAGGAAGGAGATGGAGATTGTTGGGTAGACCAAAAAGAACAGACATATTTCACTGTAAAAGGTACTCCGGGGCTTAAATTTGCATTTGAAGTCAAAGCGCGTCAAGCTGACTATGAACACATGCGTTTTGCTGATGCAAGTGAAACAGCTTACGATAGGGCAATAGACACAGACATGCCAGAGCCAGACTACAGTAAAAGCCTTGAAATATCAGAACCCGATTACGAAAAAGAGCTTCTTAATAACAGGAAAAAAATTATTGACGAAATGGAGGAAATATCATGAAAAAAATTCTTACAAGTTTTATGAATCTCAGCACTGGAGAAGGAAGTCGCATTGCTTACACCTATTCAGAAGTAGACGAAAGCACAGGAAGTATCATCAGTCAGAACAATAAAGGCAATTTTCTCGTGATGGATGACAGCGTGCAGGAAAATCTTGATTCTGTAAAGAATTACATAAGGAATAATTTCCTTTTATAAGGAGGTAAGTCTAATATGGCCGATACATATACAATACAATTCCGACGGGGTATGTACGCCGATTTTGATACATCGAAAATTCGTCCCGGAGAGCCCGTTGCGATTCTCGGCAATGACCCGTCCGTTCCATCTGGCAAAGCCTTATACATTGCATTTGCGGCTAATGATGTAAGGCGGTTGTGTTCCATTGAGGACATTTCAGAGATGGTTAATGCCGGAGAATTCGTTGGTCCACAGGGTCCCAAAGGCGAAAAAGGTGAGAAAGGAGATAAGGGTGCAGCGGGTCCCGCTGGTCCACAGGGTTCAAAAGGAGAACGAGGAGAAAAAGGTCCACAGGGTTCAAAAGGAGAACGAGGAGAAAAAGGTGTACAGGGTCCTACTGGCCCGCAGGGTCCCAAGGGCGAAAAAGGAGATAAGGGTGATCCGGGAGAAAAGGGCGTGGATGGCACCGTGGCGTTTGAATCGCTGACACCTGAGCAGAAAGAATCACTGAGGGGCGTCTCTATCACAGCGGTTAGCATCGACATAGGTGGAAATTTAGCAATAACATTTTCAGATGGTGATAGTGAAAATGTTGGGAATATTATAGGGCCTCAAGGAGTGCCAGGCCCAAAAGGTGATAAAGGAGATGCTGGACCAGTTGGTCCGCAAGGTCCACGAGGAGAAAAGGGCGAACAAGGAAATGACGGAACATCTCTTAATATCCTTGGTACAAAAGAATCTGAGGCGGACCTTCCTCTGAGTGCGGGGAAGAACGATGCGTATTTAATAGACGGAGAAATGTGGGTTTTTGACGGCACGAATTGGAATAATACCGGCAAGATTCAAGGGCCACAAGGTCCACAGGGTCCAGTTGGTCCGCAAGGGCCAAAGGGTGACCCAGGGCCGCAGGGTATAAAAGGAGACCCCGGAGAAAAAGGAGAGCAGGGTCTAAAAGGCGATACTGGGCCACAAGGTGAACAAGGCCCAGTTGGTTCAAAAGGCGAGCAAGGAGACACTGGCGCGCGAGGAATCACATTCACTCCTGTTGTAGACAGCAAAGGAAACATAAGCTGGAGTAATGACGGAGGACTTGAAAACCCCCAGACAGTAAATATTACCGGGCCGCAAGGCGATACGGGCACAAAAGGAGATGTTGGACCGCAAGGAGAAAAGGGAGAGGTTGGGGATGCAGGACCTAAAGGAGACAAGGGTACTACATTCGTCCCAAGTGTGGATACCGATGGAAACATAAGCTGGAGCAACACTGATGGAATTGACAATCCCGAAACAGTAAACATCAAAGGGCCCAAAGGAGACAAGGGAAGTGATGCGACTGTCCCGATTGCTACAATTGAAATTCTTGGTAAGGTTAAGCCTGACGGCAAGACAACATTCATAGATGAAGATGGAACACTCCACGCAAAAGGCGGTGGCACAACCGTTACTCCTCCCAAACCCGTAAACAACCCAACAATCGAGAACGCAAACGCATCTGTCACAATTAAATGGCAAGACCCTGAAAATACGGTAACCAGTGGCTCAACAACCTCTACATGGGCTGGTACAAAACTTGTAATGAAAGAAACGGGCTATCCTGCAAATCCAGATGACGGAACACTTGTGGTTAATAATACAGTTCGCGACAAATACAGAACCACAGGCTATACCGTCACAGGGCTGACAAACGGTAAAAAATATTACTTCACACTGTTCCCATACAACACTGATGGCGTATACAACTACGATGCAGGAAACAGACTTCTCGGCGAACCAGAGGATTTGAAGATTGTCACATTCGCTGACGGAACGGATGCTGAAATCGCAAAGATGATTGAAGCGCACTACGCAGGTAAAATCAATATCAGTGATTATTGGGCGGTTGGCGACAAGAGAACCATCCATCACAATGCCATGGATGCAACAGGCGTGAGTGAGTCACACAAAGCGAATGATTATGCCTATGTAATTATCGGAATTGAACATGATGACTTAGTGACTGCTATAAACGGCAAGACCAAGGCTGCTATTACGATTCAGACGGAACGTATGCTGTATTTAGACACTGTGACAGAATATAACAGCTCCTATGATACATTACATGAATGTGGTTATATAAATAGTTCGAACACAAACAGTGGCGGTTGGGAAGGATGCGCTAGACGTACATGGTGCAACAACGTGTACAAAAAATGCCTGCCTACTTATATTCAAAATATGATGAAGCAGGTTAAGAAGTTGACATCTGTGGGAAGTCAAAGTAGTACAATTAAGACTTCTAATGACTATGCGTTTTTGCCTTCTGAAATTGAGATTTTTGGTAGCACAACATATTCTTTCGCAGGTGGAGGAAAGCAGTATCAGTATTTTAAGAATGCGACTGCTAATAGATATAAGAAGCCATGTTACGACAGCAGTTGCGTGTCTGGTTGGTGGTGGGAACGTTCGCCTCACTCCGGCAGCGGTTTGCGCTTCTGTTGTACGAACGTAGACGGGAGTGTGATCTGGAACTTTGCCAGTAACGCTGGTGGTGTTGCCCCCTGCTTATGTATCTAAAATCCTAGCAAAACCCATCTACCGCCGTAAGGCGGTTAAAAGGATTTGCGGTACTATTTTTAATCAAAGGAGATGATAATTGTGGATAAAAAAGAAATTGCAAATATCTACAAAGCCATCAATCGAGTTTCAAACAGGCTGAATGAGATGTCTGAAAAGCTTGACTCGGTGATGCGGATGCTTAATGCGGAATCTAATCGTAAAATTCTAATTAATGGTGATGGCATTGACGGTCTGGCTGAACTTGTATCAACGCATGATTCAGCACTTGATGAACTGGCTACATTAGTTGCAACAATCGGAGGTAAGAATAATGGTTAAATTTTTCGAAGAGCGAGTAATCAATGGGCTAAAAAAATGGACAGATGTTCCTGAGTTGTGGAATAAGAAGGTAATTGAAAGACTTCAAAAGGATGGCTACGTACTGAATGAAGATGGGACAGTGGAAAGAGCAAGTTTACCACAGTAAACGCAATATGTGCAGGCAAAATTTAGGAGGGTTTTCGTATGACAAATAATCAAAAAGTAGTTCTTAGGAAGATTATTTACGCAGTTGAAACCGGTGGACAGGTTTATGGACAGCAGGATTATTCGGACTTTACGGAAGCCTACACCAATTCTTCTGAAGAACACGCAATTACAATCGGGGCAGGTCAGTGGTACGGAATCGAAGCAAAAACACTTCTGGAACGAATTTACGATGCTGACCCGGAACAGTGGGAGAAGATAGACAAGGTCAGACTTTTGGAGCAGGTCCAGACCGCAAACTGGGAATGTTTTAATATTTCCAGGGTATCACAGCTCGCAGATGTTATAGTTGCTCTTATTTCGTCCGATTTAGGCGTTAAATGCCAAGATAGCCTTATGGATGAACAATTAGCCACCTATGCAGAAGAAGCCTTTAAACAGGGCGTTACTGACGCCAGAGCACAAGCTATGTGCGTGAACTTTAGGCACCAAGGTGGACAAAGGGCAGTAACGAGGATTCTGGCAAAGGCCCAGAAACCATATACATTGGACAGTCTCTATGCAGCCTGCCAGACGGACACAGGAAATCAAGTCGGGGCATATAAGAGCAGACAGAGATTTGTTTATAATGCGCTGAAAACATATTTTCCAGAAAGTGAGGAGACAGGCATGAACGCAATTGATAAATTAATCCAAATCGCAAAGAATGAAATCGGATATCTTGAAAAGGCAAGTAATAGTCAGCTTGATAGTAAGACAGCAAATGCCGGAGAAAATAATTACACAAAATACTGGCGAGATATTAAGCCGGATTATCAAGGACAACCATGGTGTGCTGCATTCGTTTCGTGGTGTATGATGAAAGCATTCGGATTAGACACAGCAAAGAAACTTTTGAAGCACTGGCCATACGTTTACTGCCCGACAATGGCGGATTTGTTTACTTTGAACAGTAATCCAAAAGTCGGAGACATTGTTATTTTCTACAGAAACGGTACATTTACACACACCGGAATCGTAATAAAGGTATCAGGAGATCGGTTCTGGACAGTCGAAGGAAACACTTCTGGTGGCTCTACAATTATCGCAAATGGTGGTGGTGTATGTCAGAAAAGTTACTACAACAGCAACCTTCCCGGAACAAAATTCTGTACTCCAAATTACAGTTTAGTTAAAAATACAACGTCAGTTTCAGACTCAGATACAACCAAAAAGCAGAACACCAGAGCCTATATTGCACAGATCAAAAAGGACACAAAATGCTATACAAAATCAAACAAAAACAGCCCGTCAAAGCTGTTTCCAAAACTGAAAAAAGGTGCAGTTGTAGAGGTGATGAAGTACACAGAAACTGACAGTTCAGGGCTGAAATGGTATTTTATCCGCATCCCGCATCCGGCAGAAGGGTTTGTTTTTGAATTTGTTCCAAAAGGAGCATTCACCAGAATCACAGAAATTTCTAAATGATTTTCCCGGGGAATTACCCCGGGAGTTTTATCTTTAAACATATTTTGTATCATTTCGGAAGTTTTAGACTGTTATCGTTAGTCACACGTTAGTCACAAATAAAAATATTGTTTCCTAATATAATAGTGCCAAAAACACTGTATTTATGGGCATTTGCGCAATTTTCTAAATTCTATTTGTTGGTCACAATTAATAAAATTAGAATAATGAAAATGAAATGAAGGAAATCCTTGCAAAATCGCTGAAAACGTTGATTTTAATAGGGTTTCCGGCATTTCGATAATGATATTTCGGTTGTTTTAGAAAGATTAAAATAGGTTCCGTTAGTCACAGTTAGTCACAAATGGAACTTTTATCTTTTCTATTTCTGTTCGAAGTTCTTCCAGCGTCCTGTGACCGTACACTGCGTTCGTGACGTCTCCACCAAAGGAGTGGCCTAGCATTCGCTTTCGGTCATTCTCCCGGACACCGTATTTTTCGCACAGTGCAGAAAAGGTGTGCCGACAATCGTGCGGCGTGTGTTTCGGATTACCGACTATTCCCAAACGCTCTAGCGTAGGGTAGAACAATGCTTTTCTGTGATGTTGCTGAGTATATACGCATAGTTTACCATCTTGTGTTAGCACTTTCTGTTCAGCAAAATTGTATATAGCGGAATGTATCGGAACAATTCTGTTTTTACCGGCTTTTGTTTTGATTCCACCTTGGAAGTATTTCTCTTCCAGGTTGGTTGTGAGTTTTAACACTTCCCCGATTCGCCAACCAGAGTAACACATAATAAGAATGAGCTGCACTTCTGGATCGTCGGTATTATTCCACAACACCTGCATCTCCTGATCAGAAAATGGCGTTCCATGTTCGGTGTCGTTATCAGCGTTGACATGGACATATAATGCCTTATTTTCCGTTACAATTTCTGAGTAAACTGCATATTTGTACATCTGCTTGAACAGAGTCAAAATAGCCATCTGGCTTTGCTTTTTCAGCTTACAATCATCAATAACCTTTTGCATGTCAGGAGCCTTTAAATCTTCGAATATGCGATTGTGCAGAACAGTACAGTTTGTATAAGCTGTCCGATATGCTTCCTTTGAACTGTATGACAGCTTCGTCCCCTCTGGGAACTTCCACGCATAAAATTGCTTATATACATCTGAGAACGTCAATTTCTTGATTTCCGGGTGCTTATCCTCTACGCTCTTGATTGTATTGTAGTCGGCAATTAAGCGGTTCACAAGGGCATCTATGTCCATTGTAGGAGACACCTCGAGTGTTCGCTCCATGCCGGGTTGATACGTGCCGGCTTTGTATGCTGTCAGGACGGTGAAGCCTTTTATCCAGTCATCTACGTAGCAGATTGCCGGCGGACGTTTTAGTTTACCATTATCGCCTAGTGTAGCTGGTGGATGCACTGCGAAACAGTTTCTTCGGTTCTTGCCAAGATACCGGATAGAGCCGAAATTATTCGGCAGTTTTGGATATTTCTTTCTTTTCTTCGCCATTTTTATTCCTCTTTTCTTATAGCTGTTTTTTAGGTATAAAAATAACAGCCGAACAAATTTTCTGTCTTGTTCGACTGCTCCGAAGATGATACAATATGTCTTGCCAGAATATAGCATCTCTCCGGAGATGTATAAACGCCGTCCCGGTACGCCAATGCCGGGGCGGTTTTTTATTTAATTATGTGATTTCCAATTTGATCTCATTATAATTCCAACAATCCAATATATTCCGCCAGAACAAGCACCCAATATTAAAATCCAAAACCAGCTTAGATACCATGGCATTTTCCGTTTTATATACGGTGTACCCGAACTTGCTGCTGAGGACGCAGAGGAAGATGCAGAATTGTTAATGATAATATCTCTGTTATTGGAAGCTAATTGTTCTACTTGCTTTCCACACTTAGGACACACTACACAGTCGTCGTCAATAAGTTCTCCGCAGTGCTTACAATATTTTTTCTTTTCATTCATGATAAACACCCTCCTGATATGTTTTCGCCACACTTCGCACTTTTTATGCGGATTATGTATTTTGCACCGCTGATTTTGCAATGTTATGTAAAGTACGGTTATATGTGGTATTTTTATTTTATCATTTTAAGAGCATATTGTAAAGATTTAGAACGAAATAGAGTGATTTAGATGAATAAGAAATGTTTTTTTCTATAAAATAGTGAGAGTTTATGTGTATCATTGGCAGTTGCCAAGAGTCGG